GGGCCATTATCTCCTTTATCTTAGGCTTGTTTTAATGGTATAATATATCTATTATAAAATAAAGCTATAGAATACCTTGATAAATAGGGTTCTATAGCTTTTCGTCATATAATCGTCAAAAATAATTAACCAAAAATATTTGCCACGTTATCCGCAGCATTTTTTCTCATTTCATCTGAATAATGAATATATGTTTTAATAACTGTATTTATATTATCTCCAAGTAAACTGGCAACAGTCTGTATGTCTACATTATTACCTAACAATGTAGTAGCGTATGTATGTCTAAACATATGGATTGATTTTCCGGGAAGGAACCGTTGAATCAGTTCATTTAATTGACTGCTTCGACTAGTGCGAAATGGAAATAATCTATCCGATCCGTTACATTGATGCTGTTTTAATAAATTAGAAAGTATAGGTGGAATAGGAATTATACGAATACTATTTTTACTTTTTGGCAATTTAAAGTCATATTTATTACGTTCACATTGTGCCCATTGCTTAGAAATCGATATAGTATTATTGTCAAAGTCTATATCAGACCATTGTAATGCTATAATCTCACCATATCTCGCGCCTGTATATCTTGCTATATTGCATAACAAATAATACGTTGGGTGACTATGTTCAATATTATGTAAAAGCATGTCCATATCTTCTATTGGAATTGTTGTGATTGATCGTGTACTTTGTTTACGATATCTCTTAATGGCGGCACATGGATTATTGCGAATTAACCGATATGGATTGATAGCATAATTAAAAACGGCACGTAGTAATACAATACACAAATTTTTACTTGCCGCTGATTTTGACAAATTAGAAATCAATGTAAAAATATCGGAATGGGTAATATCACGCATTCTTCTGTCATGTAAGGGCTCACAATATTTCTCCATGATATTATTGTAGATCAGTACTGAATTGGCGGATATATTAATCTTTTCCCGAATATAAATCTGATAAAACTGAATAAGCGTTATATCTTTTAGACTGTCATCAAGTGGATTGGTGACAGTCTTTTTTAGTTCCTCAACAATTTGTTGTCCATAGAGTTTTGCCTCTCGTTGAGTAGGAAACCCCTGTTTGGATTTTTGCTTCCATTTTATGCCATCTTTATAACTAACAATGATTTGGTAATTGCCATCTTTTTTGCGAACCGTCATATTGCATTGCATAGTTACACGTCCTTGCTATTAACCACGTGATAAAAGAATTCCTCATCTATATCTTCATCTAATTCTCTATCATGAGCAATCCGTTCTATTAAATTAATATGTTTTTCAGAATGAAAGTCATCGTGTTTAATATGTCCTAATTCGTGTAGTATACTAACTCGTTGAGCATCTAATGGCTTATTTAAATTAACCAGTATTGAATGACTGCCATCTTCATTAAGACGTACTACTGCTGTTTGTGTTTTCTTTAATTGCGTATAGATCAAGTTAATAGACATAACAACACTCTCCCCTGATAGAATTAATTAGATAAAGGTTCGTTAAAATACATATTATATGATTTATGAAATATATACATTGCAACTTCGTAACTCGGAGAATATACAGGCGCTTTACCAGAAAGGGATTTCCCAAATGGGAAAGAAGATATAGAAGAAATTTTATTTCCATTTAAATCATACCGAATTAAAGTATTTATTTTAAACTTTACCCCATTATCATTTGTAAATTCTCTTGCTAAATCATTAACTTCTCCAAATTTTAGTGCTAGCATTTTTAAACTTCTATCATAATTAAAAAAAGAAGTCTGATTCGCTTCTACAATATTGTTTTCATCGTACCATATAGAATATACAGTAGTGTTAATAGCATAATATGGCGGATTATATCTTGATACAACAATCGTTGAATTATCAACATACGCTTCATGCATTTGGTCTGAATACACTAATGTATACTGATTTGGATTATTACGCAATTCATTTAAAGAAATTGCATTACATGATAAAGGAATAAATAATATATAAATTAATATTAATAACTTCTTCATTCTACTTTCCCTCACGTTTCTTTAATCCCTCAATTAAATTAACAACAAAATCAATATCATCTTTTGACATGTCTTCAGCTGCATCAAACAACAATCGCATGTCTGGATTATCCTTTAATTTATTGGCGTATTCCGCTACTTCAGGATCTATATAATATGAATCATTATTTAAGCCCATTAACTCTTCTGGAGAAACATGCAAGGCTTTTGCAAATGCATAAATTTTAGATTGTGGTATATCAATTTTCCCAGCTTCAATTTTAGCAATGCTTGTTCTATCTTTATATCCTACTTGACGAGCTAATTCTTCTTGTGATAGTTCTAATTTTTCTCGTAAAGCTTTGATATTGGCATATAGTTTCATAGGTTTTACCTTTCTTTTTAATGCCCCTTACAAAGTAAATATATTATATATGTGAAAAAAAATCAACATTTTTGTAATTTATTGTTGACACATAATCACCCTTAAGGTATATTATAGGTGTGATTAAAAATCACGTTATAAAAGGGGGTGAATAGATGAAGAATTTAAAAGACGTGATTATTGAAAAAGGATTTCGTATCTCGTGGGTAGCAATTCAGCTTAATATTACAAGATACACGCTATACAAAAAAATCAATGGAGTAACCGAATTTACGGCATCTGAAATTGCAAAATTAACAGAAATCTTACATTTATCAAACCTTGAGGTTAAGTCTATTTTTTTTAAAAAGTATAGTGATTTAAAATCACATCAATAATATTAAAAAAGTAATGTAAAGGAGATGAAACATGCTAGTACAAAATCAAAAAGACCTATTAGTAGCCAACAAGGTCTATGGAAACACATCAACTGTATTCGGTTGGGCAGGTCGCAACGCTAAGTATGCCGAGTACTGGCGAAAAATTATTAGAGAATACTTTGCTAAACGACATGCAAGTAAGTTATGCAGAAAATCTATCCACGGCAAAATCAGAGAATGTCGTGAAGCAGATAGAATGGCAAAAATGGAGGCACGTTATGCAAGATATTAAAAAACAATTAAAACAATACATACTATACATTATGGAAACAGGAAATACACCGCAAATACTTCCGGAGTTAATTAGACAGTATGAAGTACTAGATGGAAAATATCCGGATTTTAAAGAAGCGACAGCTCCGGTTGGGGAAAAACCATTCGATTTTGAAGATACTCTTTTACAACATGTTAATGCAATTACACAAGCTATAAGAAAACAAAAGATGTTAACTGGCAGTAGTTTTGATTTAGCCATCTATAGTTCTTGTACAGTTCTTAATGAAACAGATAATAGCGCCACTCCAGTCAAATGTTCACGTGTTATTTATGTGGATGAATAACAATGAGTCCCCTTGTTTACACAATTAAAGACGTTGCAGAACTACTCCAATGTAGTGAAAGCAGCGTCAACAACCTTAGGGAGCGTGGCATCCTACGTGAAGTAAAAGGACTTCCGGGCGTCCGCTTTAATAAGAAAGAAGTTGATGCTCTTGTAGGAATTGTGGACGAATACAGTCCACTGCAATACAGGAAGTTAGAAAAGGAGCGTGATGAACTTTTACAAGAAAATGAAAAGTTAAAAATGAGTATAAGAAAAATAACCAGTGATTTACTGGTTATGGTAGGAGGGGAGTTGAAATTATAATTACTGTTTTAAAATGGATTTCTTTCTTATGGATTGTCGGATCCATGGGAAAGAAATTGATAGAATTGGTTTTTTACAGTTTCTATTACAAGTCATTACAGGCGGACTTGTTTGGGTGTGCGCCGATGTATATGAAAAAGAAAACGCCCGCTAATAGCAATTGGAAAGACTAGCGGGCGTAGGCAAATTATACCTAAGGTAATTATACCATGGAGGAGAAAAATGCAAAAAAAAATCGAAATCATATTAACACCTAAAGAAAATAGCAACGGTTATAACATGGAATTTATTGTTAATAAAGATGAATTTAATGGTAACGCAACAGAAGTTGCTGCTCTTTTGGTTTCAGCTGCTTATAACTTCGGTTATAAAAATCTTGATACCACAGAATTTATAGCATTTTTAGCAGCTACAAAAGAGACGTATGAAAAGCAAGAAGGGCTGGCTCTTATAAATGATCTTCTTAATACATTTGAAAAGGAGAAAACAAATGAATGAAAAACAACAAATCTTAAATCTAACTAATATTTGTGATGGAAAGTTAGAAGCTGAATTTGAGGAAATGTACAAAGATGCATTACGAAAAATCTCAAAAGGGCAGAAAGCTAAAATCACCATCAACATTGAAATGTTACGAGTTCCAGATACTGATACCATTGTAGAACTTGGTTACAATATTAAATCAACGTTACCAGCTATCTCACGTCGTGCTATTGGTTCTTATGCGGATGACTTCACAGTAAAAGTTGATGTCAACGAAAAGCCGCAATTAGAAGTCCTAACATTTAATTCAACTACTGAAAAGAGAGGTTAACACAATGGAAGAAAAATTTAACTTAAATGTACAAACAGAAAATGGTGAAGTTATTATTCGTCATGGTGAAGCCAATGACGTATTTCAATATCACGGATTCAGATATGAAATTAGTAGTGCTGAATCATTCGTTAAAGGCGTAAAAGCTAAAGGCGACCCTAAGAAATCCGTTATTACATATTCAGATAAAAAGGTTGTAGCCGTAACAGACTGTACCGTAACAGATCGTACGCAAGACAAAATTGTATACGCATTTCAAAAAAGCGAACAATTCAAAGAATGGGATTCCATCTTTGATATAAGTTTAACGCAAAAGGAAATGCTTGATTTACTCCGAATTCATGAACATGAAATCGAAGATTACGAAAAGCTTTTAATTGCTGTTAGAAACTTCAAATACGTAACACAAACGGAAGGCGATTTTACTAGAACTGATGATGACAACTATGTTATGAGCATCAAGGTAAAAGAAGCTGAAGGTACTTTAAAGATGCCTCGCTTTATCTTCGTAAACATGGTTATTCTTAATGAAAGCCAATTTACTCAAAAAGTTGAAGTGCAATTAGACATAATTAAGCCTAAAAATGAAGGGGATAAATTATCATTCAAGTTATCTTGTCCAATCATGAATCGTTATATTAAAGAAGCTATCAAATCTGAAACCGATTTAATTAAATCTGAATTAACTAATTACTTGTTATTGTCTGGTACTCAAGAATAAGGAGCAAATGCATGGGAGAATCAATCAAAATTAATTCATTTGATTTAGAAAATGTAAAACGTGTTAAAGCTGTGTCTTATGAACCATCACCTAATGGATTAACCATTATTGGTGGTAAGAACGGACAAGGAAAAACATCTATCCTTGATGCCATTGCTTGGACATTAGGCGGTGCAAAGTTTGAACCATCTAGTGCGGTGCGTGATGGGAGCTACAACCCACCTAAATTAGAAGTTAAGCTATCTAATGGGCTAGTGGTTACACGTAGTGGTAATAGCAGCACACTAAAAGTCGTAGATCCAGAAGGTAAAAAATCCGGTCAACGTATTTTAGATGGTTTTATTGGCCAATTAGCCTTAGACCTTCCTAAGTTCATAGAAATGAGCGATAAGGAAAAGGCCCAAGAATTATTAAAATTATTGGGCGTAGAAGACGAATTGAATAAACTCGAAGGCAAACACCAAGAGGTATACGCAAAACGTCATTCTATCGGTCAAATTGCAAATCAAAAAGACAAGTACGCTAAAGAGTTAGTTGGTTATGATGATGTACCACTTGAACCAATTAGCGCATCGGAGCTTATCCAACAACAACAAGCCATCTTATTAAAGAATGCTGAAAATCAAAAAAAGCGGAACAATGTTTCTGCTATTCAAGCTCAAATGGTCACCATCAACAACTTGGTTGATGAAACGCAAAAAAAGCTTGAAGAACTTCAAGCCAAGCAGGCACAATTGGCTGAAGATTATGACATCGCAACTACTGCAGCGAAAGATTTAGAAGATGAATCTACGGCTGAACTCGAGGAGCAAATCAAAAATGTAGATGCCATCAATCAAAAGGTACGTGCTAATCAAGAACGTGCAAGAGCATTACAGGAAGCAGCTGATTATAAAGCAGATTATGACAACTTGACTGATGAACTTGAAACTATCCGGGAAGATAAAAATAAACTGCTTGAATCCGTACAAATGCCTTTGCCGGGATTATCTATCCAAGATCGCGTTCTTATTTACAATGAACGTCAATGGGATTGCATGAGCGGTGCTGAGCAGCTCAAAGTGGCTACGGCCATTGTTAGAGCTTTAAATCCTAAGTGTGGATTTGTACTTATGGATAAACTTGAACAAATGGATGTAGATACTATGAAAGAGTTTGGGGCATGGCTTGAATCGGAAGGTCTGCAAGTCATTGCAACTCGTGTTACTAATAACCAAGATGAATGCTCCATCATTATTGAAGATGGACATATCAAAGGTGAAGAATACAGTAATGTGGCAGCACCAGTTAATGAGACTAAACCTGAAAATGAATGGGGTGATTTTTAATGAATATTATAACAGGTAAACGTAAACGTGCTCAAAAGGTCATCATTTATGGCGTCGAGGGGATTGGTAAAACAACCTTCGCCAGTCATTTTCCCTCGCCTGTATTTATTGATACAGAGGGCAGCACAGACCATTTAGATGTAGCTCGTACCGATAAGCCTACATCGTGGCAAATGCTAATTTCCTTTGTTAAGGAATTTGCAACAATGCCGGGTTTATATCGGACTTTAGTTATTGACACTATTGATTGGGCAGAACAGCTATGTGTTGAATTTATCTGTTCTAAACATAATAAATCTGGCATTGAAGACTTTGGTTATGGTAACGGTTATGTGTTTGTCCGTGAAGAAATGGGACGTTTCCTAAATCTACTTGATGAAGTTATTAACGCAGGTATGAACGTAGTTCTTACTGCTCATGCTCAAATTCGTAAATTTGAACAACCAGATGAATTAGGCGCATATGATCGCTTTGAATTAAAGCTTGGTAAAAAGACAGGAAGTCAAACCTCTCCACTTATTAAAGAATGGGCGGACATGGTACTATTTGCCAATTATAAAAATGAAATCATTACGACTCAGACAAACAAAAAGAAAGCAACCAATGGTAAGCGGTTGATGTATGCTACTCACAATCCTGCGTGGGATGCTAAAAATCGTCATGGGTTACCAGATATGATGCCATTTGAATACAGTCAAATCGCTCATGTTATTCCTGATGATATTTTACCAACTGCTGCAGCACAAGAATTAGCGCAAGCCGCTAATAATGAATATGCTCCAGAAGTAATGAACGCTATCAAGGAACAAGTTGGGGAAGTTACTACAACACAACCTGTAATAACACTACCTCAGGAAAATGTCGACACCAACAAAAACGAAACACCATTAGTTGAAACGGTTATTCCTAAACCGCTAAAAGACTTAATGGTTAAAGATGGTATCACATTAGAACAAGTTCAATCAGTAGTAATCGCTCGTGGTAAATATCCAGCTGGTACACCATTTGAAAATTATGATCCAGAATTTGTTAACGGATGGATTATTCCATTCTGGCCAAATATTGTTGAAGCAATTAAGAAAGGAAATTAATTATTATGACAGCACAACAAAGCAATTTTGAAACATTCGGTAAAGCAGAAGAGGTATATTCATTCGACCAACCTATTTTAGCGGAAGAACGTGAATATACGTTACTTGAAGCTGGTTCTTATCCATTTGTTATTACTAATGTAGAAAAGAAATTCTATGAACCAAAAGAAAGTAGCAAGCTGCCATCTTGTCCACAAGCTCAAATCACACTAGAAGTAGATGGTGGTGATCAAGGCAAAACAAAATTGATTCACAACTTATTCTATACAAAGTCAACCATTTGGAAGGTCACAGAATTATTTATGGCCGTTGGTCTTGCTAAAAAAGGTGAAAACTACAATCCTGACCCTGAACAATTACTTGGCAAATCTGCTATGTGTGAATTGACACAGCAAAACTATTTAAAAAATGACGGAAACAACGGTACTCGTAATGAAATTAAAAAATGTTTTGCAAGTCCTAATGCTCAAACCAATGGATACGGTGCATTCTAATGGAACTTAGACCGTATCAACAACAAGCTGTAGACTCGATATGGCATGAATGGGAAACGGTTAATAAAACATTGTTGGTTCTTCCGACTGGCACAGGTAAGACAATCTGTTTTGCCAAAGTTGCTGAGGAAGCGGTTCGCAGGGGTAAGCGTGTTCTTATCCTTGCGCATCGTGAAGAACTATTACAACAAGCCTCTGACAAAATTATGAGTGCGTCAGGGCTTACAACTGCAATGGAAAAGGCTGAACATACATGTATTGGGCAATGGGACCGCATCATAGTAGGTTCTGTTCAAACTTTGTGTAAAGACAAACGATTGTCAATGTTCAGTAAAACGTACTTTGATGTCATTATCATTGATGAAGCACATCATGCTGTATCTAGTAGCTATCAAGCTATATTAAATTACTTTGACCAAGCAAAAGTCTTAGGTGTAACGGCTACACCAGATCGCTCAGATATGAAAAATTTAGGACGTGTATTTGAAAGCTTAGCATTTGAATATACACTACCTAAAGCTATTCAAGAGGGGTTTTTGTCTAAGATTAAGGTACAAACGTTACCGCTCACATTGGATATTTCATCGGTTAAGATTTCAACTGGTGATTTTGCCGTGGGAGATATCGGTAGAGTATTAGAACCTTACTTAGAAGAAATTGCCAATAAATTAATGGAATACAAAGATAGAAAAATCGTTGTGTTCTTACCATTAATTGCTACCAGTCAACGATTCTGTGAAATTCTTAATGAGCGAGGATTTAAAGCAGCAGAAGTAAATGGCAAAAGCCAAGACCGTACAGAAATTACACAAGCATTTGCTGAAGGTAAATATAATGTACTTTGTAATTCAATGTTGCTCACGGAAGGTTGGGATTGTCCAAGCGTTGATTGTGTTATTGTATTACGCCCTACTCGGTCTCGTGCCTTGTATTGTCAAATGATAGGACGTGGTACACGTCTTTCACCGGGTAAAGATCATCTATTAATTTTAGATTTTCTATGGCATGTGGAGCGTCACGAATTGTGTAGACCGGCTCATTTAATCGCTAAGTCAGATGATGTGGCCAAACGCATGACGGAAATTCTTGAAGAAAAAGGAATGGACCTTGAAGAATGCGAAAGGGATGCAGAATCTGATGTATTAGCTCAACGTGAAGAAGCGCTTGCAAAAGAACTTGCTGCTATGCGTAAGAAGAAAGCGCAACTTGTTGATCCGTTGCAATTTGAATTTTCAATCCAAGCTGAAGACCTTACCCATTATGTTCCAGCCTTTGGTTGGCAAATGAGTGCGATTACGGATAGTCAAAAGAAAACACTTGAGCAATTTGGGATTAATGGTGACAACATTGAAGATGCTGGCAAAGCATCTATGCTCATTGATAGATTACAAAAACGTCGTGAAGAAGGCTTGTCTACGCCTAAACAAATTAGATTCCTTGAAAACAAAGGATTTAAGAATGTAGGAACATGGAGTAATAATCAAGCATCTAAGATGATTAGTCGTATTAGTGCTAGTGGTTGGCGCATTCCTAAAGGTGTAGTGCCTGCTACATACAAGCCACCTGTAGAAGAATTCGTTCCTCAATGGTAAGGAGTAAACATGGAAAGCAAAATTGATTTACGAGAATTACTCGAATATATAGACCCTGCCCAATGCTCCTATGAGGAATGGTTAAACGTAGGACTTGCTCTCCATCAAGAGGGCTATCCTATGTTTATATGGGAAGAATGGTCTGCAGATGATGGAGAACGATTCCATGAAGGCGAATGTGCTGCTAAATGGGAGTCATTTGGTCGATATACTGGAAAACTTGTTACTGGGGCCACAATCACTCAAATGGCAAAAGAAAACGGATGGACATCAAAACGTAAGCTTGAAAATAATGAGGCATTAAGTTTTGACTCCATGGTATTGGCCACAACTCCGGAACAATATCAAGTCGTTGATAAGAACTGGATAGAAGAATCCGATGTTACAATTCCTAAATCATATCCATTAGAGCAACGTAAGCGAGATATACTTACCTATTTGACCACGTTATTTGAGCCAGAGGAGTACGTTGGATATGTCGTTAATACATTCGCCTTACCGGACGGAAAGCAGTCCCCTACGATGGGAAATTATAAACGTACGGTACAACAAATCATAGATGGTATTAATGGTACAACACAATTAGAAAATGTGTTTGGCAGCTTTAACAAAGAAATGGGCGCATGGATTCGCTTTAATCCAATTGATGGTAAAGGTGTTAAGAATGATAACGTAACCGCATTTCGGTATATGTTACTAGAGTCTGACAATATGTCACTAGGAAAACAAAAAGCCATTCTTGAACAATTAGAACTGCCAATTGCAGCCATGGTATTTAGTGGCGGTAAATCAATTCATGCAATCGTTAAAGTAGATGCTTACTCCTATGAGGAATACAGAAAGCGTGTTGACTTTATATATTCCATTGCTCAAAAAAATGGTTTTAAACCAGATAAAAAGAATCGTAACCCTAGCCGATTGTCTCGAATGCCGGGTGTTATGCGAGATGGAAAACCCCAATTCCTTATGGCAACCAATATTGGTAAAGAAAACTATAAGGAATGGGAAGAATGGATCGCATCCGTTAATGATGACTTACCGGAACCAGAAGAACTTGACGCATTATGGGATAACATGCCAGACCTAGCACCGCCATTAATTGAAGGGATTCTTCGTGAAGGACATAAGATGCTCATTGCTGGACCATCTAAAGCGGGTAAATCATTTGCGTTAATTCAATTGTGCATTTCCATTGCTGAAGGTAGACCGTGGTTTGGATTTGACTGCACGCAAGGCAAAGTTCTATACGTCAATTTGGAACTTGATAGGGCATCCTGCTTGCATCGATTTAAGGATGTATACGAGGCCCTTGAACAGCAACCAATCAATATTGGAAATATATCCATATGGAATTTACGTGGTAAGTCCTTACCAATGGACCAGTTAGCTCCTAAACTTATTCGAAGAGCTCAAAAGCGTAACTACAAGGCTATCATTATTGACCCTATCTATAAGGTCATAACTGGTGACGAAAACAGTGCTGATCAAATGGCAAATTTCTGCAATCAGTTTGACAAGGTTTGTACTGAACTTAAATGTGCAGTCATTTATTGTCATCACCATTCTAAAGGGAGCCAAACTGGTAAGCGGTCAATGGACCGTGCATCCGGTTCTGGTGTATTTGCTCGTGATCCAGATGCATTACTTGACTTACTCGAACTTGAACTCGAGAACATGAACGAGGATAAACTCCAAGATGCTCCTATTGATACTAGCCAATGTACTGCATGGCGAATGGAAGGAACACTCCGGGAATATCCTAAGTTTAAACCGGTGGATTTATGGTTTGAATACCCAATTCACAAGGTGGATACAAACGGGTTCCTTGCAATGGCTCAATTTGATAGCCCACAACAAAAAGGTGCTAATGTTATAAATAAACGCAAAAAAGCTGCTAAAGAAAAGAAAAAAGAGCAATTGGTAGATGCCTTTAATATTGCTGCTACTGAAAATGGATTTAACGGCAGAGCAGATATTAAACGGGTAGCCGAAATTATGGAAGTTAGCGAAATGACTATTCGTCGATATTTAAGAGAAACACCAATCTTAAATGTCGATAAAGGAGAGTTGTTTAAACCAGAAGATTGTTAATCTATAAAATTATATTTTGGTTAACAATAATAACAACAAACGCTCTTATATATATAAGTGTATGTTGTTATTGTTTGTGTCCCAATGTAAGGTGGATTCAAGCTAAGGGGGTAAGGAAAAGGATTTCTAAAATCATCCTTTTCTTACCTCTTCCCCTTAGGTTGAACCCTACATTACAAAAGGGCTTTAAAAATTGTATTGGTTATTATCAATTAATTCTCAATAAAGGAGGATTGGTTATTGATTATTGAATTTTTCATTCCTCTTAAAAAGGTTCCTACTGTTACACATCAAACTAAGCAGGTAAATATACAACATAGTAAGCCTATCTTTTATGAATCCGATAAGCTGAAGCAAGCTAAACAAATATTCTTGGCTGGTTTAGCTGATCATGTTCCTAGTGAGCCATTAGAGGGACCTATTCGATTGGTTACCAAGTGGTGTTTCGGTAAAGCGAATTGCAAAGCACCACATTGGAAAACCACTCGGCCAGATACAGATAATCTTATTAAATTATTTAAGGACTGTATGACCAAGTTGAATTACTGGAATGATGATGCTCAAGTCTGTAGTGAGATTACAGAAAAGTATTGGAATCCAGTAACAGGGATTTGGGTACATATTGAAACGTTGAAAGGTTGATGCTATGAAGAAAAAATTAGTTTATGTCGCTCATCCTTATGGTGGCAAGGAAAGCAATCGTAAAAAGATTGATGTGATCATGGGAGATTTGGTTTTAAATGATGCCAGTCATGACTATATTTCCCCAATTCATAACTTCGGATATGTATATCTTACTGGTGACGATTACCAAAGGGGCTTAGATATCTGTTTAAGCTTGCTTGGACATTGTGACGTATTAGTATTATGCCCTGATTGGGAAACAAGCAGGGGCTGTAAAGGTGAATTTGAGTTCGCTAAGAAACATAGTATTTCCACTTTTACATTGAGCGAGTGGAAGGCATTAAATCGGATTTAGTAAAGGAGACTAAAACATGTACGAATTACAAACAAAAGCAATTGAAGCAGCTCGTAAAGTATTAATTGAAAACTTAGGCTATCAAACTGTTGAACCAGAAGATATGTTCATTGTTTGGTTTTGTAAAACTTTGCAGAATTGGAAGGCCATTATTAGTGGTCGGACTATCGAAGAATTTATCGAAGTAACACATAATGGTGATCGTAATGAAACATATGTTGATGTGTACTACAAAACTAAAAACGTGTGCATAAAAGATGAAAGCGAATTAAAAAAAGCTTATTTTAGCGGTAACAAAAAATGAAAGATAAAGTGTTTGAAACTGTAATAGTTGGAATGTTAGCGTGGAGTTTTGTGTTGTTAGTTTGTATAACAATTATGATGTTTTTACCATTGTTTTATAAGTAAAGGATATGGGCGGTGAAATATCCGCCCTATCATAAGAGGTGAATAAAATGAACGAAGAAAATAAAAATGAATTAAGTATTAGTGAACCTGAATGGCAAGCTAGATTTAGAGGAGAGTATAAGGGATTAAAAGATCGTTATAACAAACTACACAGAATGATTGTTAAATATGATGCTGGAACTTTAGATTTTAAACCAACGTGTCCTATAGATTTGTTGCGTAGGCAAAAGGCTACTATGGGAGAGTATTTAAATATACTTGAAATTAGAGCGGAAATTGAAAATATACGTGGTTTAGATGATGATAACCCTAAAAGAGATTATGAAATAGCGAAGAATGGGAGATTTGCATGATTAACTATAAGAGGTGAATATGAGAATTTATTACGATATAAAAAGAGTAGGGTTACACGATACGATTTATATTTTGCAACGAGCCTTAACATTTGCTTATGAGGATTACTTATTTGAACCTGAAGTATCGTTGAATATGAATAGGTTTATTGTTGTGTACAAGAAATCAGACATAAAAATATGTATAGAAGTATCGATGTGTGAATTAAAGCATTTAAAAATTACATTAGAAGAGTTTGTATTAAGAACAAAGAACAGAGTTATATCACAATACAGACATGAACTAGATAAACTCTATAATGGTGCGGCTGAATGATTGGATATAGCGGATATACAGAACATTCTGATTATCACATAGCACCACATGATACATGGGAAAGTGCATTTGAATTTCTAAAGCAACTGGCTTGTGAAAGTGGTGATGATGAATTTTGTATTGGTGAGTTGCATAATGCGATCGTGTTAAAACTAAAAAAAGTTGAATGGTACAAATGGAATGAAGATAAAGGAGAATGGGAACGTGAACGATAAACAATTTACAGATGAACTATTTAAACGCATGTATGATCTAGGGTATCGAAAAGCAGAAATTGAAGATGATACACTATTTTTCTTTGGCAATGAAAGAGATTGTCTATGTCCGTTTTCGCCACGTGTACAAGTCAAATGTACCTGCTTTGAAGAGAAAGACCAACTAATTGATATTGGCGAATATTTAGGTATTGTTGATTGGTCGAAAGTGCCAGTTAATGCACCTATAATCGTTACTACATCATATGGTGATGTTGTAAATATGCACTTTTCTAAGTTTGAAAATGGCTTCATATATTATTACGGCGGTGGGCGTACAAGTTGGACGCAAATAAAAATAATTGGAATGTATAAAACCACGCCTAACTATGTAAAACTAGCAGGTGATATCAATGAATGAAATAGTTATTATAAACATTCTACTGGCGATTTACCTTGTGGTTATTTTTAAAATGTCATATTACTCTTATCGTGAAGCTGCTGCATTAAAACATTTTATGGTTTCTGATGCATATAAAATGCAACTACAGAAAATAATTAGATCACAAATACGGGATATGGTGATATGTAGTATTCTGTTTGTTTTAAATATTGTTTGTGTGGTGGTCCTATGGTAGAACTTAGTAAAAAAGAATATCGTGAACTGGCGTATGAGTATCTACATGAGGCAAGTAAGGCAGCATTGCGGATTAAATCGTTAAAGCGCAATATCCAACGTATTAAAAACGATATCACGTCATTACGTGCCGTAAATTATGGTAAAGAACGAGTAGATGGTGGTGAACCATCTGGTATTGAAGATGATATTAACCGGTTACTTGATATGGAAATGAGGTACAAACGTCAAATACATGAACTACTTACCAAACGTGATGATGCTTGCCATATGATCGATACACTGACAAATACAGTTGGCTCCATTATCCTTATGCAACAATATATCAATGGTATGTCTGCTAAGGGGGCATATTCATTTGTTGGTTACGGTGAATCGCAAGGTAAAGAATATAAGAATTTGGCACTTATAGAACTTGGGTATAAACTCCGACGGAAATCGGCGGTAAACGGCTAATATCGACCTTTTAAGTCCACTATATCTATGATATATTGTAAGTGGAAGAACATGAGTTTATCTCCTAAGTATTTAGAGTACCAAACGCAAAAAGGCGCATCTTAATTGATGTGCCTTTTTTGTTACAGAAAATTATGACACAAATACACTGCATCAAGCACAAATGCTTAAATAACAAAAATGGAATATGTACGGCCAATGAAATATTTTACGATGGCCTATGTCAATCCTATATTACGCATTCAAGTGCTAGTAAGAATTCATGTGGATTATGTGTAAGAAAAAATGGGAAGATGATTCGCAAGGGTGGTAATACATTAAAGTGAGGTGATGATCCATTGCGAGTAAATAAAAAGAACTGGCTAACTGACCCAGATAATTTATTGCGTGCAGAAGGTTGGGCTCGTGATGGCCTTACTGATGAGCAGATAGCAAAAAATATAGGTATTTCGGTTAAAACCTTGTATAACTGGAAAAAGGATTCTTTACCTTTTTTACAGTCCCTTAAAAGAGGTAAAGAAGTCATTGACCTTGAAGTCGAAAATGCTTTGCATAAACGTGCTATCGGTTACGAATATGAGGAAAAAACATACGAGAATGGAAAGCTCGTTAAAGTTGTAAAGAAACAACAACCCCCAGATGTTACAGCTCAAATATTCTGGTTGAAAAACCGCAATCCTGAAAAATGGAGAGATACGAAGAATATCGATGTCAAAGGTGAGCTTACGGTATCTGCTATGGATAAATTGAAAGCTGCACGGGAGAGAGCTAATGGAAAAACATGATGAGTTAATTGAGGCATTAGGCGCTCTTACACATGATCCGTTAGCATTTGTATACTTTGCCTACCCTTGGGGAGAACCGGGAACGCCATTAGAGAATATGGAAGGGCCCGATGAATGGCAAATACAAATCTTAAAAGACATCGGCGAACAATTAAAGAAAGGTAAGTCATTACAAACCGCTATTCAAGAGGCGGTAGCATCTGGCCATGGTATCGGTAAATCTGCACTGATATCATGGCTTATTCATTTTGCTATATCTACTCATGAGAATACTCGTGGTGTAGTTACTGCTAATACGGAAGGTCAGCTCAGAACAAAAACATGGCCAGAACTTAGCAAATGGCACAATATGTTCATTGCTAAAGATTTATTTACCTACACAGCCACAGCTATATTCAGTAGCGATAAAGACTACGAAAAGACATGGCGTATCGATGCCATTCCTTGGAGTAAGAATTCCCCTGAATCATTTGCTGGTCTACATAACCAAGGTAATCGGATATTAGTTCTATTTGATGAAGCTTCTGCTATTGATGATGTCATTTGGGAAGTAACTGAAGGGGCTCTTACAGATGCTAACACTGAAATCATTTGGTGTGCATTTGGTAATCCTACTCGTAATAGCGGACGGTTCCGTGAATGTTTTAGAAAGTACAGAAAATTCTGGAATACATATCAGATTGATAGTAGAACCGTTAAGATATCTAACAAAGCTAAGATTGAAGAATGGTTAGAGGCTTATGGTGAGGATTCCGACTTCTTCAAAGTACGTGTGCGTGGTGTGTTCCCTTCCGCATCAGATTTACAGTTTATCTCTACGGAAATTGCTGACAAGGCACAAAAGCAAGTCTATAAGCTAGGACAATTTGAACATCTACCTGTAATCATTGGTGTGGATCCTGCGTGGACTGGTTCAGATTCCTTAGAAATAGTAATGCGGCAAGGCTACTATATGAAGTCGCTGGCATCGATTCCTAAGAATGATGATGATTGGCGCATGGCTCAATTAATCGCCCAGTTTGATGATGAATACAAAGCTGATGCCGTATTCATTGATATGGGGTACGGCACAGGGATATATTCCATTGGTAAGCAATTAGGTCGCAAATGGCGGTTAATTGAGTTTGGCGGTAAGAGTAATGACCCGGTATATCTTAATATGCGGGCTTACATGTGGGGACAGATGAAAGAGTGGCTCCGTGAAGGTGGCTCGATTCCACCGAATGACCAAGCCTTATACGATGATATCGTAGGTCCAGAAGCGATCATTGATAAGAATGGTCGCATTCAACTGGAAAGTAAAAAAGATATGAAAGACCGAGGGTTACCATCTCCAAACAAAGGGGACGCTCTCGCCTTGACCTTTGCTGCGCGGGTCGTTAAAAAAAGCGAAACAGGCACTAGGATTGTAGCTAATACGAGTTACAATCCTTTTTAATTGTAGAAAGTGAGGGATAAAGATGTGTATGAAAGGTGCATCTGCTAACTATACACCACCTGCTCCGGCTCCGACTGTTCAAGCGAATATGAGCAATCAGACTGGTGAGGAAATGGCAGAAACTAAACGCAAATTCAAACGTGGCTTTGAATCTACTATCTTAGGACCAACTGGAAGTGGTCAAAAATCAATTTTAGGAGGCTAGCATGGCGGAAATGGAATCTTTACTAGCTAGACAACCTACGGAAGGTGTTAAGCCTGTTAGGCGTGATTATACGAAGTTACGAAAGAAATTCTCTCAGCTGTTTAATGCGCAGCAACGATATGTAAATAAGTGGAAGCAGTTGCGTGACTATCAGTTGCCGTTTATTGGTCAATTTGATGGTGAAGAGGACCAGTCGGAACCTTATAATGGTAAAATCCTAAATCCTGTAGCTTGGGAATCTTGTCAGATATTTGCCAGTGGAGTCATGAGCGGCTTAACGCCTCCGAGCCGTAAATGGTTTAAGCTAACCATGGAGAACATCGATGTAGCAGCGAATAGCCAAGTTGCTGAGCTGTTGGATGAACGAGAAGAAATATTGTATGCGATTCTTGCTAAATCCAATTTCTATAGCGTAGTTCACCAAGTTTATATGGAATTGCCTATGGGGCAAGCTCCAATGGGGATATTTGCTGATAGTGAATTTGGTGTTCGTTTTACATCGTATCCAATAGGTACCTATGCTATTAGCACAAATAGCAAGGAAATCGTAAATATCTTTGGTCGTAAATACAAAATGACAGTAGATCAGATTGTCGAACAGTTTGGGCGTGATAACTGCCCAGATAATATCAAGAATATTTACGATAACGGCAACAGCTTGCAACAGTCATTTACTGTTAATTGGTTAGTTGAGCCTAACAAAGACCGTAAGGATAAGTTAGGACGTCGCAATATGCCGTATTCGTCCATCTACTGGGTCGAGGGTAGCAACAGTGATGAGGTCTTGTATCATGGCGGTTTTGAAGAATGGCCAATTCCAATCGCTCGGCATACGTCGATGGACTTGAATGGTTACGGTAAAGGTGCCGCATGGTTCGCACAACCAGATTCACAAATGCTGCAGAAGTTAGAATTTGACTATCTGACCGCCGTTGAGTTAGGTGTTAAGCCTCCTATGCAAGCACCATCTGATGTTATCAGTACGGTTAACTTGTATCCGGGTGGCATCACAGAAATTGAGGGTCAACATAAGGTTGAACCGATGTTTGCAGTTCAGTCTAATTTACAAGACATTCAAAACAAGATTGCAGTTACAGAGGATTCAATCAAGAGAGCCTATAGTGCTGATTTATTCTTGATGTTAGACCAAATCGATAAGGGTCAAATGACGGCTCGTGAGGTTATGGAACGAACTCAAGAAAAATTACAGCAATTAGGTCCTGTGGTTGAACGGCTGCTATCTGAGTTCTTGAATCCAATTATTGAACGTGTGTATGCGGTATTAGATCGTGCTGGTGTGTTTCCACCTGTTGAGGATGAGGAACTCTTAGACCAATTAAATGGTCAAGAGGTGAAGATTGAATATATCTCGCCATTGGCTCAGGCGCAAAAGATGAGTTCATTGGTAAATATCGAACAGTATTTTGCGTTCATCATGAGTTTGGCACAAGCTAATCCTAATATCGTTAACAAGTTTAACTTTGAGGAAGCGGCCAATACATACGGTGTAAATCTCGGTGTTCCGGCTAAGATTATTCGTTCTGATGATGAATATCAAGAAATCTTAGCACAACAAGCACAGGCACAGGCTGAACAGGAGCAGCAAATGCAGTTAATGCAAGCGGCTCAACTTGCTCCGGGAATGGCGCAAGCAGCAAAACAGGCAACAGACGCCGCCAATGATGGCAATCCTGCATTACAGCAGTGGCTAGGAATGGACGGTGTCTAGATGAAAACAATTAAAGATCATATGCAAGATCGAGATATGCAAGCTCTCAACCACGTACTAAGTACTGAACTTGGTAGGTGGTTTTTTTGTAGGCTCATGGATCGTTCGGGCATATTAAAGCAGTCGTTCACTGGAAACAGTGAAACATATTTCAACGAAGGAAAGCGCAAGGTAGGGCTGTTATTTCATGGTGACCTAAACAAATTAGGCGTCGATGGAGTTAAGCGGTACCATCAAGCGCAGCTCGAATATATCGGGCAACAAGAATATTTTAATAGTTTAGTCGATAAGGAGAAACAAAATGGCTGATAACAATTTAGGAGCTAACAATAACATGACTGGCAATGAACCGGGCGCGAATCCGGACCTAAACAATCCTACGCCACCTGCTGAGCCATCTGCTAACCAAAATGGTGAAGGTAGTAATCCATCTGTACTAGGTGGTGATAATACACCACCTGCTGAACCAACGGTCTATGACTTCAAGGATGTATTTCCTGAAGGTACTGAACTTGATGAAACTGTATCTGCTGATTTTAGTAAGTTACTAAATCAAGTCGGCGCAACACAGGAACAGGCTGTTGAATTAGCTAAGTTTGGCAGTCAGTACGCACAGAACATCTTGACTGCTTATCAAGAGCAGCAAGAACAAGCAATTGTTGAAAAGCAACAAGCGGATTACGAACACGCCAAGAAGGAATTAGGCGGCAAATTCGATGAAACTGTAGCCCTCGCAGGTAAAGGCATTGAAGCACTAACTAAAGCGGTACCTGAATTGCGTCAATTGCTTGTTGATAGTCATATCGACAACAACATCAACATGATTAAGGTGTTTGCTGCCGTTGGTGAAATGGTTCAAGAAGACCCGGGCAAAGGCACAAGACAAGTCGGAGCCGGTCAAAATTCTGATGAAGAAACAGCAAAACGAAAAATGTATCCATCTATGTATTAAGAAACGAGGTAAATAATTAATGGCTACAATTGGAACTCAAAATTTAACACTTTTAGATTTACAAAAACGAATGGATCCAAATGGTAATGTTGCTCAAATCATCGAGCAATTAGACCAATCAACAGAAATCATTCAAGATATGACGATGGTTGAATGTAACCAAGGGTCTAGCCATGTAACAACTGTACGTACTGGTTTGCCAGATGTTACATGGCGTAAATTATATGGCGGTGTTCAAGCGTCTAAATCCTCCACACGTCAAATCACTGATACTTGCGGTATGCTCGAAGCTTACTCTCAAACTGATAAAGCGCTTGTTGACAAATCCAAAGATAAAGCGTCCTTCCGTGCAACAGAAGATAAAGCATTCGTTGAATCTATGGGGCAAGAATTATGCCGTACGATTTTCTATGGTGATGAAAATACTCCAGAGAAATTCATTGGCTTGGCTCCTAGATTTAACACGCTTGACATTAAGAAAGCAGCAAGTGCAGAAAACATTCTTGATGCAGGCGGCACGGGTAACTTAGCATCTATTTGGCTTGTTGGCTGGGGTCCTTTATCTGTACATGGTATTTATCCTGAAGGTTCTCAAGCCGGTTTACATCAAAAAGATAAAGGCGTTGTTACTGTTACTAAAGACGATGGTTCCATGTTCGAAGCGTATCGTACTCACTTTAAGCATGATGTTGGTTTGACTGTACGTGACTGGAGAAATGTTGTTCGTATTGCCAATATCGATATTACAAAATTGACAAATGACGCTAAAGCCGGTGCAGATCTTATCAACTTAATGATTGAAGCGGAAGAACGCATCCCTAACCTTGGTGGTGTTCGTCCAGTATGGTACATGAACCGTACATTACGTACATTCTTACGTTTACAAAAGAACACAAAACATGGCTCCACTATCACTGAAGATATGGAAATGGGTAAACTTGTTACTCGTGCAAACGGTGTACCAGTTCGTAAAATTGATGCATTGTTAAGCACTGAATCTCGTGTTATTGCGTAAAGAAAGGAATATAATTCAATGATTATTGATGAACAAAATACATTTTTCTGGAAAAAAGAAATCACTGCAAACACTAATTCTGACGTGGTGATGAATGGTAACGGTGGCGATGCTGCCGTTGCCTTATGGTTGTATATTCGTTTAGATAAAGATGTTACAGGTACACCTTTATTTAATGTGTACACATCTGATAAAGAAAATATGGCCGATGCCGCATTGTTAACAGCTATTACATTGCCACAGAACTCCAAAGCTGGTACAGAATATAAAGGTCGACTTCCTGCAGGTGCGAAGAAGTTTATTCGCATTAGTGCTAACAATATGACTGCTGCTACTATTACATCGTTCTTAACAGATGGTATTAATTTGAAATAAGAAGGTGCAACTATGAATTTTACGGCTAAAGAAACTATGTACCACGGCAACCGTGGATTAATTCAGGCAGGTGAAAGTATTGATTTCTCTGAAGAAGAAATTAAAGAGTTTGAGCCTGATTATTTTAAACAGCTTTTCTCTGATAATGAAGATGAAGTAGCAAAAATCTTTAACCCAAAATCTAAGTCTAAAGACAAAGAACCGGGTACTGAAACAAAGCTGGGTGACAAAACCTCACTAGATGAAAATACTGAAGGTGATAATACCGGCAATGAAAATCCACCAGATGAAAACACCGGCGATGAAAAGCCTAAGAAAACAAGCAAAAAGAAAACCGATGCTACGGAAGAATAAGTGACAATATGAGGGGTGCTTATGCATCCCTCTATTACCATATAGGGGGAACCATGACACCTACTGATATTTGCAATCAAGCACTTGCATTAATTAATGCAGGACTGCTTTATTCATTAGAAGAAGAAACAGAGCAAGGCCGTCAATGCCGTATGCAATATGACCCAACTAGACAGTTGGTATTACGGCAGTTCGAATGGAATTTTGCTCGCAAAAATGAAAGATTGGTATTGTCTGCTCATAAAATTAATGGGTGGAATTATGTATATGCGTATCCTGAACAATGTATTCGGATATTAGGAGTTATTCCACAAGGCGATCGCTTCCATGCGGAATCGCAACCGGAATACAACATATTTAATATTGGAAATAACAAAAAATGCATAGTGAGCGATGTGCCACTAGCATTCATTGATTATATATATGATGTTACAGATTTAGATGTTTGGGATTCTATATCCTTGTATATGCTGCAGTGTAAATTGGCTAGCGCATTAGCTATGCCACTTACTGGTGATAGAGGATTGTTTGACCAAGCGTACAAGCTGTATCAAGCTGCCGTTCAAGAAGCTAAAGGAATGAATGCTAAAGAACGTAAGCAGGATGTTCCTTATATATCTAGCTATGTGAAAGCGAGGGATTGGTAATGAGTAATCCTATCTATATCTCACAATTAGCATTTACAACTGGCGAGGTATCACCGGATGTATCTAGTAGATTCGACCTTGACCAATATAAAAGTGCGTTATTAGAAGCAGAGAATGTGGTTATTCGCCCGTATGGTGCAGTTGCTAAGCGTCAAGGCAGCCAATATGTAGGACAAGTTAAATATAGCGATAAGCCTACACGATTATTTGAATTTACTACAAATACTAATAATTCATTCATGCTTGAGTTTGGTGACAAATATATTCGTGTATGGGATTTTGGTATCTATACAGGCATTGAAATTGAAACGCCTTTTGACAGTGAAATTTTATATAATTTGAACTGCAGTCAGTCCGGAGATGTAATGTTCATCTGCAGTGGCAAATACCCAATACAAACATTATCACGTCATAGCAATACAGATTGGCGATTTGAAGCGTATAAGCTGACAGAACAACCATACGAGACAATTAATACAGATGTAGATTCAACAGTGCTAATCACTGGGGATACATTAACTGCAACGAACGATATGTTTACTGCTGATATGGTTAATTCTGTAATGCAGATTGAGCATTTTATGAAAGCAGTTACAACGAGTGAAGTTGGCAAGGTAATCAAACGGACTGAATTTGTATGGGATAGCGACGGGGACCATGGACATGATGTAACCACGACGGAATACACCAATATTGACTATACAACTAAGCAGTTTAGTACTGATGAAGATGTATCATGGAAATTTACAACACATGGTACATGGAGTGGTACCGCATACATTAAGATTAGTAATGATAAAGGTAAAACGTGGAAAGATTACCGCGTGTATACCTCTCAAAACGATTACAATGTAACCGACACCGGGAAGATAGTTCCTAGTGCTATGTTAAAGATTGAAACCGATTTAAAAAGCGGAACTATCAATATTGATTTATCTTTTATGCCATATACTAACTATGGCATAGTTGAGATTAAAGAATTCATTGATAGCAAGCACGTTAAAGTTAATGTGTTGAATGGTGTTGTTGAAAATGAAGCTACTTCCAAATGGAAATTAGGCAGTTGGAGCAGGGGAAATGGATATCCTAAGTTATGTACGTTTTATCAAGATCGTTTTGTAGTAGCCGCTACAAATAAAAACCCTAACTATATTTGGATGAGCCGGACTGGAGACTATCCAAATTTTGGCGTTGAAAAGGTGGAAGGCACTATCACAGATGATAGCTCGATTACCTTGTCGGTGATTAATCGTAAGATGTATGAAATCCGTCATCTTGTACCTGCGAACGATCTAATTATCCTTACAAGCGGTAATGAATGGATTGTAAGCGGTGATAAAACGATTACCCCTACCAACTGTAACCTAAAGACACAAACCCAACGAGGGGCCTTATCGTGTGAACCTCAATTCATTGGTAATCGCTGTGTATTCGTTCAAGAACGTGGCGGTACTGTTCGTGATATGGGTTATTCTTATGAAAGCGATAACTATACAGGGCAAGACCTTACGTTATTTGTTAAGACTCGAGTTAGAGGGTATTTAACTATTACCAGTGCTTACGCACAGGACCCGGATAGCATTATTTATTACATCAGAAATGATGGTGAAATTAATTGCTTAACATATATCCCCGAACAAAAGGTATACGGGTGGTCGCATTGGGTGACCAATGGTAAATATTTATATTGCGAATCCGTGTCTGAGGGTGAACAGGATAGCTTATATACACTTGTTGAACGAATATTAAATGGGCAAAAAGTACAGTGTATTGAGCGTATGGTGCCGTTGTATTCCGACGATTTTAATGTGTTTCTTGATTGTTATATTGAGTTTAAATCGGATAATCAAATTGATAATATTAATGTTCCTCATTTAAGCGGACAAAAGGTGCAAGTTGTAATCGATGGTAAACAACAACCAGATGTGGTTGTACCAGATGATGGCTTATTACAATTAAACGGCAGTGGTAGCAATATCAAAATCGGATTACCATTTACCTCTAAAATTCGTGTTCCATCAGTAGAAATGCAAATGCAAGACGGTACTTTACAAGGCCGTGTTGCTACAGTATCAAGAGTGGTATTGCGAGTTTATAAATCGTTTGGTGGTAAAGTTGGCCGTACATTTGACCGAATGGATGATATTACATTACCACCGAATGAACTATTTACTGGTGACAAGCCTGTAATTTTACCTAAAATGGGGACAAATTATTCAACAGATACATCGATATGTATAAAACATAGCGATCCATTCCCGTTTAATTTGTTATCAATTACTCGTATCGTTGAAATTGGTGGAGGATTAAGAGATGTTCCGGGACTTTAAAATTGATGAAATTGAGCATGCATGGAGAGATAAATTGATCCATGACCTAGAAGTTAACCTAAGGGCAATAGATGCCATAGAAGTCAAAGAGGTGAATCGTTTATACCCTTTCAAGGATTTCTGTTCCGAAATTTGTAAATCTGATTATGATAGCCATGTCGTTGTAGAAGACGATGTGGCTATTTGTGTATATGGGATTGCAAAAGAACCGGTTAATGGAATGTATGGGATTTACTTTCTTGGTAACAAGATATTAGAAAACGATATGCGGTGGCAGATGCGTTTTATCAAGTTAAGCAATCAAGTTATCGCTGAATGGTTAGAAACTCGTGAATGGCTATTTAATTATGTCCATACAACTAACATTAAGACGAAACGATGGCTCGAATCAATTGGGGCCGTTATTCATCCAACTGTAAAGGTTGGTGATTTAGAATTATTTACTCTCAAGAAGGAGGACTTCATATGTGCTTACCCGCAGCGGTAATCTTAACCGCAGTCAGTACTGGCATGGGATTGGTTGCTCAAAATCAACAAGTTAAAGCACAATCTGCTATGTATAACGCACAGGCACAAGCGGCAGAAGCTAATAAGCGTATATCTGACCGCAAGCAAGAGCAAATTGCCATGCAACAACTACAAGAGCGGGACAAGATGGATAATCGTATGCGTCTTGTAGCTGGAACGAATGCGGCCGAGGCTGGTGCAAGCGGATTGCAAATGGTAGGGTCCCCATTACAGTTAATGGCATCTAGTTATGATGAATACAATAAAGATGTATATAACTGGGAACAAAACAAGAATAATGCTATTTACAATGAATATTTGAATGGTATGAACTATCAGAATGAGGCAAGCGCCGCACGTGCTTCCGCTAAAAATGTACGACGTCAAGGCAATTTGGCAATGGTAGGTAGTATTCTTGGTGCTGCATCATCTATGTATGGTTTAAAACAACAATATGCAGGTAGTAGTACAAGCCATAAAGCCTATAAAACTGTATATGGTGGTGATACAGATTATGATGCTATTACAGGCTTGAAACAAGGCGATGATTTAAGAATGCAACAAGGAGTTGGCCCGGGATCTATTGTTACTGTTCGTAAGGTTAGGAGATACAGATGAAACTAGTCAGTTATGAGGGTGAACAAAAACTAAATACAGTTAATGGTAATGTTGTCAATACTGCTAATGCTGCTGCATATGGTGTAGACCAACAAGGACTAAGTAACCTTTCAAAAGCGGTTGGTGATTTGGGAAATACAATGTTACAAATTCAAAAGCAAAAAGAAATTACTGATGTAGTTAATGCTACAAACGAATTTAACGCTGCTATGAACGATTGGATGTATAACCCTGATAACGGCGCTATGAATAGAAAAGGCGAAAACGCATTAAGCATCCCTGTCGATTATCAACTTAAAGTACAGGAATTGAATAAACAAATCGCTGATAAATACAATTTCAAGTTAAAAGATAGTATTAATGCTTTCAACAAAATTGTTGATACTGATAAGACAAATACAATTAACAATATCAACAAATATGTTAGAGGTCAGTACGAGGATAGTGCATTAAAGGCGCTTGATTTGAATGTACAAAGTATTGCTAACAATGGTGTTGTAAATGGTAGTCCTGATGCATTTGAACAAACCATGCAACAATTGAGTGGTAGTATCAAAGCACAGTTAACCAATCTAGGGTATGACGAAAACACAATAGATGTACAAGTAAAAAAAGCACAACAGAATACTGCAGTTACCATGATTGAAAAGAAAATAGCTGATGATGATTTAGATGGCGCAAATAAAATGATTAATGCAGCTGCATCATCCGGATTAATTGATGAAGATAAAATTATGGGATACAGACAAAAGGTCAAGAAAGCATCCGTTGTATTGGCTACATCTGATGATGCAGCAATTGATGAAGCAATCGGACAATTTGACCCTCATGATCCTAACTTGCTTGATAAAGTTACTAAAGCGCTTTTTGATAAAGGGTTTGGTAAAGTTGCAGGTGCTATGGGTGAGCCAACAGTCGAAAACCTAAAGGCAGCGGTTATGGGGCAAGAAAGCGGTGGAGATGCTGGTGCGGTGAATGCACGTACAGGCGCATATGGTTTGTTCCAAATCTTACCGGATAACTGGCCAGAATGGAGCGTACAAGCAGGTATACCGGGTGCTGATATGTCAGACCCAGAAGCACAAAAGAAAGTAGCTGCATTTAAACTGGGTGAATATGCACAGAAATATGGTGTAGAGGGTGCGTTAGTTGCATGGTATGCTGGCCCTGTAAATGGGCAACGTTGGAAAGATGGCGCGCCAGATGCGATTGATGGGAATGGCAACCATTACTCATGGGATGCACCACAGGGCAATGGCGATGAACCTAGTATCAGACAATATATGCAAGAGGTTAAAGCTAGACTGTTTAAAGGCGGACAACCACAAGAGGAAACGGCAGCACAAGCACAACAACGTAAAGAATTAATTCAACGTAATGTAGCTACACGTATTCAAAACCTACGTAGAAAAGAAGCACAAACAGTTGAAAACCAACGTGCAGAAGTTGCAGAAAAAGTAGCAGCAGTTGTAGCTAATGGTGGTACAGAAGCTGATGTACTAAAAGTTAAACAAGACTACGCAGCAACACATTCTGAATACGCTAGAGCGGAACAGGATAATTTAAATAGAATGCAGTTGAGCGTAAATAAAGCAGCACAAAACGCAATGAAAGCAAAAGAAAATAATGTGCTTGGTGTTAAGGCTGCAATCGCTAATGGACAATTCAAATCGCAAGGCGAATTAACAAGTTTTCTTGGTGAAATGGGAGTGTATTTCACACCTGTTCAATTGAAACAAATTGATGATTATTACGCATCATATACTAATGGTACTGGCGATTTTGCGCCTAATATGAAAGGTATGAAAAGCACAATCGAAAGTATAGCAGGCAGAAAGATTGATGGGGTTGAGTATCAAGGTGTGGCAACCGCAGTATATCCTAAAGTACAAGAATACAGAAATAAATATGGCACTGACCCATCACCTGCACAAATGGCAGAATGGGGGGCTGATGCAGTATCTCAACAAGCCATAGCATCTACTAAAACAGGTGAGTTTTGGGGTGCAGGTAGAATGTCTAATTTCTTTGGTGGTAAAGGTGCAGCCGTTACATATACCAACGCACAATTAGCAGCTAATGGTATGTACGGCTTATACAATACTACTGGTGATGATGGTGAGCCATATTATGTATATAAAGATAGTAGCGGTCAAGAACACACGATAACACCGGAAGAATTAGCTGAAAGGTTAGGACAATAATGAGTGATTATATAATTACACCGGAACAAGCGACAAACGGAACATTTGCGATAAAATCAAAGGCGCATACTACGTTTGATGGCGCAGTACAACAAGAAACAACAGATAATTTATATGGTAAAGCTATCAGTAGTGCGGCAAATAGTGTAGGTGCATGGGTAACAAAAGACCCTAGCACGGCAACAGTTGATACGGATGCAATGAACGCATTGGCGCAAACCGATGTTACACCGCAACAAAGCGAAAACTTTGTAAATAAAGCTAGTGAAATATTACAACCGGCAATGCATCGTGCGGAGCAAATCTATTTGTGGAATAAAGCAGACTGGGCGCAATCAGCAATTGATAGTGGTGAAAAACTAGGTATTAGTGCTGACCTTATCATGGCTAGTGGACAAGAGGGCATCAGACGAGCAGAAGCAGCTGCAGCACAAATTGAACGTGGTAGAACTATTCAAGAAGTGCGTGAAATGTATCCGGAACTTGAAAAGGTTAATTATAAAAACTCAGCAGAAGCTATTACTACGTTGCAAAACCTTGAAGCAATTAATAATACACGAGGTGTATTTGATGCGGTGCAACAAGGTGTTTGGTCGATGAATGATCAGATTAAATTAGGGCAAGTTGGTTGGAAGCTATCTCAAACTACTGATAAATCTGAAATCGAAGATTTAACAAAAGAGATGGAGCGCTTGCAATCGAACTTAAAGCAATACAGACAAACAGATGGAACAGATGTGTTACAACAAGTAGTAGGCGCTACTGCTAGTCAAGGATATATGATGGCGGCGCAAGCTATTATGGGGTCTAATCGTGCGGCTGAGGGTATGGCACTAGGTGCTGCAACAGGTGCAGTAGCTACCGCATGGGCTGGTGGTGAGGGTGCTATTCCGGGTGCATTAACTGGTTTAAGCACAGGTGTTCAAGTCGGTATGGGGGAGCAGATGTACCAAATGTCATTTGGCACAAAATACATTGAACTCATCAATAAACGAGATGCACAAGGTAACAGAGTATATACAGATGATGAAGCTAGAAAATATGCAATGTCATTTGCTGCAGTTGATGCAGGTATAGAATTTGCATCATTTAAAGTGTTTGGTAAAGCATTATCATCTGTTGCACCTAAATCTACCATGGCTAAAGCTATACAAAATGCTACAAGCGATACAGCACAAACATTTAGCCGTGGTATTGGTACAACAGTTGCACAAATGATGAAAGCTAATGTTAAAGCTGGCGGTTCTGAATTAGTCGAAGAGGGCTTGCAAGACATTAACGAGAAATTCCAACATAACCTATACCGCAATGCTAATGACCCAGAGGGAGTATATTCCATAGGTGATATGGTAGTAGGTGCAGGCGGTGCAATGCTACAAGCACTACCAGCCGTTATTGGTTTGGGTGCAATTGGTGGCGGTATTAGTGGCATCCACACTATGAAAGCATTCCATGAATTTCAAAAGCTAACACCAGAAGAGCAACAACAAGCCGTGATGGCAGAACAAAATAGAAATGGTACTGCTATCATGCAAGCGTTGAAGCAAGATGCATCGTCAAACAAAATGGCAAAAGAAAACCCTGAGTTGTACGGAAAAATCGTACAAGCACAGGGCGATAATGTAGGTGTATCTACTGCATA